ATGTATTTCAATAGGTACCCCATCGTAAAGTTTCGGATATCTGCCGACGATGCTGAAGTAGAAAGTTTGAGCCATTTAATGTTACTAATAAGAACATAAAAAATTCTGTTTAAGGCGCCACGTGTTGGTCCGTCTGCGCCACGTGTTGGCCCGTCGGTGTTCAGAGTCGGAGTCCACGGTGGACATTTCCTCCTCTTCGGAACACCCGACTCGCGTTCCGAGAGAGGTGAGGTTTCTGTCTGTCCCGGTGGGACAGAAACCTCACTCTCACGGAACACTCATCTACGATGAGTGTTTTTTTTATGCTGGCTTAAGGATTAATCCTCGGGTAAGTTAGCTTTGACGCCGCGGAACTGGACCACGTAGTCTACGGTGACCATAATTTGCAGGCGGCAGGGGTCGCTTAGCGGGTCGAGAGTTTGATTGCCAACGAAGATTACCGCGTAATCCTGCCGGGATGGCCCGGCACCGTTGGTTGACCCACTGAGAATGTCGTCCGTGTCTCCGACATTATTGGACTTCGTTTTACGGAGGCTCCAGGTATGTGTGAGTGCCCGGGTTTTCGTAGGGTCCTCGTGCTTGACCATAGTCCATCGCGTATTAAGGGTACGTCCGGCCTCGTGAAGGGCTGCCAAGTCGGTGTTCGGAGTCTGTAGCACCGTTTGATTTCCAATACGTATCCCGAAAGCCTGAGTCTTTTCCGTAGATGTCTCGTCAAATCCGACAATCTTTGCCGTGATTTTGGCACCCCGAACCGTATAATAGTTGTATACTTCGGCGAGCATATCGAAATGTCGGGGCTGGTGTCCCGTACCCGTAGCGTCGGGGTCGTAAATGTTGTTCATCCTAAAGGCGTGGGTCGTGGTAGCGTCTGTCCCGGCATTCAACGTAATTACGTCCGTATACCGGAGCTTACACGTATGCTTTAAGGGCATCCCGACTACTAGTGTAGACCTTTTACGGCGATACCGTCTACGACGGCCGTAACGTTTCCTCTTACGCCGGCGACGGGGTCGCCTCTTGCGTTTGGCATTCGGAACGGGCATCGTGATATGTGTATTCGCCTTAAGGTGAGATTGTACTCTACTATAAGGCGTAGAAAATAATTTTCGGGCGCCACGTGTTGGCCCAGCTGCTCCACGTGTTGGCCCGTCAGTTCCCGAAATCCGAAATCGGAATTTCTAACTAAAAATTGTTTTTTTTTATCGCTACGCTGTGTCGTCATAAAAAAAACACGGCGGTGAGCCGCCTCTATTCTTTATTTTGGCTCAGTTGGCTCAACTTATCGTGTAGCGTGTAAACACGCCACCTGTCGCCAGAAGCGAGGGATAGGTTGGGATACTGATTTGAGAACACCACGACATGCGGTGGCTCAAAGAGAAGTTCCTTGGGCTTCCCGTGCATCGCACTTTCAACCCAACCATTTTTTATTTCCTCAAGGGCGGAGAATATCTCCGTAATACGTTCTTCTTTGCCGCGAACTCTGGGTAAGTCAACCATATAAATACGGTGGGCACCTTTGGCTATAACCGCCTCCTTCAACTGTGTAGCGGAGCCCATCGGCACTCGTACTGCCTCTTTGCGGTATCTCATCCATTTCATAAACTTCGATTTTCCGACATTACCGGCTTCGTTGTAAATCCACATCAGGGTTCTGTCGTCGGGCGGTGCCTGTAATATGGCATACAATTCCTTCTGCCAAGGTAAAAGGTTATCCATACAGGCTAGGTCACGTCCCATATAAATTGGTCGTTTTCCACGTGGGGGTAATATACGTGAGCGTTCTTTAAAGCAATACGTTCTTAACGTTGTTTTTCCGGCATTCGATGCCGGTTTTACACCCACACTGACGAAAGGGGCGGTCGGTACAAATCGTTTCTGTAGCGTAGTCGCACGATATTTCTTGGAGGAGTGTACATAGCATTGCGTGTGATATCGGCCCATTTCCCCGCGTTCTGTCTGGAATACGTAGTCTTGAAGGTCGTCCCCAAAAGTGTGTCCCAACATACCAATAAACGCGTCTTGATGTATTTCAATAGGTACCCCATCGTAAAGTTTCGGATATCTGCCGACGATGCTGAAGTAGAAAGTTTGAGCCATTTAATGT